AGTCCCATAGCGCCATGATCACTCATTCTATATAGATATTCACGTTGAGTCATACCAGCAGGTTTTTCTGGTTTTTCGCCACGTCGAAATGCTTCAATAGTTTCGTAAGATTCTCTATCGTCTTTATCAGTGTATGGTTGTTTTGACGTTCTTTCTCCCATTGCTGCATAAAGTTTATCATCTGTATCATAAAAATGCGGGCGGCTCATATACGAACCAGAACGTTCTACTTTTGTGCCACCAAATCCTGAATACCTTTGATTTAAATCCATTACAGCTTTATTAGTGCCTTCGGCATAATGTTTTGCAGGTTTAAATACAGAAGTTAAATCATGACCAACAAACTTATCCCACTTTTTACCATCTTTATCAACAAAACTGCCATATTTTGTCCCAACAGGCGCATGAGTTGGAAATTTTTGAGGTTTCCATTCTCCTTCGCTTTCTGGAACAAATCTAGTAGTTAAATCTTCGTCTACATATTTGTTTATCTTTTCGCCTTTTTCATTAATGAAACTATCATACATTGTACCGACAGGCGCTCTTGTAGGGTATTTCGTACCTTGTACAACGCCCATTTTAGAAGCATCTGGTAATATCTCTTTAGTTTTATCGGCAGGAAGAACAGAGTCGCCTTGTTGAAGGTTTTCTGCATGCGGTCCGTCGCCTGTTAATCTTGAAGAACCATCTTGACTCATAACAAGCTCTGGCCCTTTTTCACCAACTATGGCTGGACCAGACTCAGGAACATAATCACTACCAGATGCATAGCTAGCCATCGATCCTCTTTGAATATCAAAGCTACCTTGTTCAGACTTAGCAGCTGAAAAGTGCATTGGATCTTTTACTGACTTCCAATTCATGCCCCAACCCAAGCCATGCTTAGCTGCTAATGCTCCAGTTTCTTGAGGTAGGTCAGTTTTGGTTGATCTGTTTGGATTGCTTGCTGGATTAATATCAATAGCAGCACCCATAGCATGATAGCTTTTCACATTAGGGTTGTTAGCGTTTGCTCTATTAGCGTATCCACCCAAACTAGAAATCTTATATCCAGTTGCTTCTAAATCATTAATAAAACTTTGAAAGTTAGAAGCATATGTCGAACCAACTTTTGTTGATGGTCCGCTTTTACTTGTTACAGTTGTTAAACCAGCTGGACCTGTTGACCCATCGGCAGAAGCTGTAGATCCTGGCGTTGTTGGTGATACACCTAGTACTGACGGCGTTGATCCAGCTGGAGATGAATTGGGTGTTGCTCCTGAAGATCTATCTGCTTGTTTTTGAACTTCACCATTAACTTTAATCTCAGACGTTCTTATTAACATATCTTTAGCCGTGAACTTTATATCACGAGCGTTGAATTCAATTATTTGAGAAGTTGTTTCTCTTGTTTCGCCTTCTAATTTTGTATTGATGCCGTATTTTTTATTAATATAATCTGTTTCACTAGCTATTCTAGAAGCTCGAGCTTCATTAGCCGCATTTGGCATAATATAATCGCCGATATTTTCAATGGCTCTTGCTGGCAACGATTGTATCTTTTCCCAAAGATTAGCTTTATTCCAGTTCTCTTGATCGACCTTATCATTTATTTCTTTGCCACCAAACCCAAGGCCACCGAGCGCCATATCACCTACAGCAAAAGCACCAGTACGCGCTAATACGCCGCCAACTCCTCTAGCCCTCAATATATTCATTAGACCACTAGACGGAATTAAATCCGTTAAGTTGCTTAAGATAGAATTATTCGAACCTGATTTAATATTTTTAATACCATACAAAACCTGTTGCAAAATTTCGTTTTGCAATTTTTGTACAGCAATAGATTCAGATAATAATTCGTTTGTTTGAATTACACCAGCGCCTAACGTACCAAACTCTATATCTTTTGAAGAACTCGTTTTGTTATCTTTTTTATCTGTGCTTTTTTTACCTGTGGCAATTTCCCTTATCTTTGATACGTTAGCAAACGTTTGGGGGAATATCTGCTTAAGACCTTCTAATCCAAGACTGCCAGCTCCAGAAGCTATAGTTCCTAGTAATGCCATCTTCTACCTACTTGTGGTGCGTGTTTCTTTTGATGTAGAAGGTAAGGCATAATTCTGAACACTGCCTCAAGGAATTGAGCGCCATTTCCACCTGGTTTTGGAGAATGATATTCAGTTGATGAAGGTCTATTATCACCTCCTGTTTGCGGAGGTGTAGATGATATATCAGCTGGTCTTCTTTGCGGCAATGGTGGAGGCGGTGGTGCTGGTTTTGCCGGTGGAGCATCAATTTGAGTAGCGTTTTTATTCCAATCTTCATCGCCACTTGTATCGCCGTCTCTACCTGATTCTAATCTAGCATTATTTTGCGGTGCTGTTTCTTTTTCCGCCATATTTGAAAGGTGTTGCATATTAGCAGAACGGACTTCGCGATCTTTTAATCCTTCATCACCACCAGGTAGTTTAGTTGCATCTGGCTCCAGTATTGGTTCTTTTTCTGTTAGATTTGAAAGATGCTGCATATTAGCGGAACGAATATCTCTATCTTTTAACCCTTCATCACCGCCAGGTAGTTTAGTTGCATCTGGCTCTTTTTGATAGTTGGCTCTTTCGTTCAACCCTTCGACAACAGTGCCACGCCCAGCAGGTTTTATAACTTTTTTATCATCAACCGATTGAGAAGGAGAAATTTTCTCTATTGCTGATAAAGCCGGAGAAGTAGCGGATTGCTGTTGTGGAGTGTAAGCCATCGCTGGCTTTTGTTTTGTTAAAGTGGCGGCAAGAGAGGTTTGTCTTTGAGATTGTTCTTGTTGTTGAAGTTGTTCTCTCTTTTTAGCTATAACCTCTGGCGTTATTGGACCTTGTGGGGGTGGTTCTTGACCAGTTGTTGCATATGCAGCATAAGGTCCGTTTTTGGCATTTTTAGTTCTTGCGTACGTATTACCGCCAAGGTCTAAATTACCTTGTTCCGCAGCTAAATTAGAAAACGTTTTACCTGCGCCTTGACCCTTTACATAAGAAGTTGCTCTATATTGATCAGCGCCTTTTGTTATATCTTCTACTTCGCCTGATGCCACCGCTTTTATTCTTTCGCGAAGCATCTCTTTTTCTTTTTCTGTCGCTTTTCTATAACCTTCGTATTGACCAGGTGCACGCGCAACTTGTTGAAGATTTGCTGATGGGCCATAACCTTTCGCGCCGAGCCTGTTAAACATATTATTAATGACAGCGTCAACAGAAGTAGGGTCTTTCATTCTCGCTTCGCCAGCGATTGTGTTTAAAACATCATCACTTAGATCAGCATCAGTTAATTTATATTCTGGTCTATATTTTCCTGTTCCTACTTTAGCAGCAACTTCTTCATCAGTCATTTTCGAAGCAGATGTAGTGGATTGTTTAAATCCGCCTTCTGGTGTTTTTTCAATACCAGCAGCTTTCAGCTGTTCATCAGTTAAGTTTTGATATTGTTTTGCTCTTGGATCATCACCCTTAATACCTTCGCCAGAGAGAGCAGCAAAATCTTTCTTTTGCTCTTCAGTTAACGTCGGCGTTGGCGTAGTTTCTTTACCTTTGCCACCAGTGATGGGCGCACCTTTTACTTCTCCAGGAGTCGTTGCGCCCTCGCCACCACCAGGCGTTGCTCCTTTAGCTGACCCCGTTCCACCACCGCCAGAAGATTTTGGTGTGTTAGCTCCCCCTGATGAACCTTCATCTGTTCCGCTTTGCGATGCGCCATTGGCTGGCTGACCTTTGTTTTCAATAGTTAATGTTTGAACTTCAAATGTTAAACGATCAGCATTAAATTTTATCTCATCGGCTTTGAACGTAAGTATATTTTCAGTTTTAACCTGCTTTTGTTTTGCTTCAGCAACAGCAGTTGTTTCTTTAGATGTAGCAATATCTTTCGCAACTGGTTTAACTTCTGGTGCAATAGGCGCTGCGACGGGAGCTGTATTTGCTGGCCTTCCAGCCATACGGTTTCCACGTTGTTTAAATGCTTGTTCACGCATTTCAGCGTCGGTCATCGCCGTTCCATCAGGTTTAATTGATGAAGCGTCTAATTGATTTTTATCTTCTCTATTAGGTATAGCAGCGTATTCGCTTAAACTTTGTCCTGCTTTATAAGCACCATACGCGCCGACAGCACCAACACCAACTGCTGCAGTAATTGGAGATGTAGCAATGCTTAATGCGCCTCTTCCAAGGTTTTTAAGCGCGCCTCCTTTGTTAGGGAGACCTAGATTAGGAAGATTTAATCCGCCACCTTTAAGGTTGCCGATAGTTTCAGCAATTTTTGATAACAGCGTGGCAGAGCGTTGTTGTACTGCTAATATATCTCTTAGGAGACCAGAGCTTTCGCCGAGTTTATCTTCAACGTTTTCATATTCACGACGTTTGTTATCATCATCGCGTTTCTTTTGTGATTTCTCTTTATTTTCTTCGTCTTTATCTTTTTTACCCGATATGATCTCGCGTAATGCATTTACATTACCATATGTTTGAGGGAATATACTTTTAAGAGCAGCTTTTCCTAAACGTGAAGTTAAACTTGATTTATCTTCTTCTTCGTCTTCATCAGATTTTGATGTAGGCTTTCTGCCTCTTTTTTTCTTTGGCTTTTCTTCTTCATCAGGTTCAATTATGGGTTTACGTTTACGCTTCTTTTTTGGCGGAGGAGTATTTTCATCTTCTACTTCTTGAGGAAAAAATTGATCTAAAACTTTTGCATAGCCAGGTTCGACTAAGGTTCCGCCAGAGTCTGTCCATTTACCATCATCTTGACGAAAATAATCAATGCCGCCGATATGCCCGCCAAAAACATGGCCAGCCTTGTTTGTTCTTTTCTTTGCCATTACCTAGCCTGTTGTTTTTGTTTTTCTTCTAGCTCTTTCAAATAATCAATCAACATCTCCACATAGATATCGCGCTCAAATATAATCAAATTTTCTAATTCAGCTATTGAATATTTATGATGCTGAGCCAGCGAGAAATTACTCTTATAATAATTCTCTAGGGTGTTATGACTCAGCGCAAGGTAAAAAAATCAGATAGAGATTTCAGTTCAATAGTTCTTTCATTGCCATTCGCGTTCTTATATTCTAGCTTGTAATATAGTGTAGGCATTGACGCCATGAACAATCTAATTTTATCAAAGCTTGGGATATCAAGATACTCAAGGAATTCAAGGACAGCAGGTTCTTCAAAGTCTCTAACTTCAAACACATTATCTTCATCATAGATTTGATCAATACAACGCACGACCAAACGATAAAATGTTTCATCTCCTTCTGCGCCTAGAAACTCTTTATCACTATAGATAGAAGCAGTTGGGTACTTCATAACAAGCCCAGACTTAGGCGTTACTTTAATAACCTTATCAACATTTTCAGGGTATTTGATTTCAACCTGCTGGAGGTCCACCGTAAACTTATAGCTTTTATTATCTTCAAGGTCGCGATATGACACTTCAATTTCATTACCAATTGAAGTACCTCTCAGTTGAAGGAATACAAACTCAAGAGCATACAAAGGTAGCTTATCAATATCCATATTAGGATCTAAGCAGCAATTGTTAACGACTTGTTTGATTGACTGTAGAATATCAGTTTCTTCTTCGCTTTGCTTTGCCATAAGAAGAAGTTTTTCCTCTTTAACAAGCATAGGACGAAACATCGTTGGCTTTTTATTAGGTGGAATTACAATATTTAATGCAGGGTAATCAATTTTAGGTAGTGCCATGTTATACTCCAAAAGTTGTCATTTATTATTTCAGTGTTACAATTTGATTTGATCCATCACCAAGCGCCCATTCTCTGAATGTTACTGTAGTGGTTAGTTTAATTAGATTATTATTGTCTGTCCAGTTCAATGCTATATCGTTTATAGCTATTGGATATGCTTTGAATAGAGTCGCAACCATTGATGGCTTGCCAGTCGTATCATATACAGTAATCTTAATTTCAGCTGCATAATTATCTTTATACTCTGCTGTATAAAATGATCTATTATTATTGATACCAATAGAACCAAATATGTTCTTTCCTGATTCTTGTCCAGTTACACCAAAGATATAATTAAACCAAGCATACCAAAAATCATATATGCTACTACTACGGTCCATCAAAAACGTAAAAGAAACGTCTGTATAATTAGCTGAGTAAGGCATCTTTTCTGTAACACCAATACCAAAACGATTGATGTCATTTGTACGCATAGTTAAACCAGGAAGAGAAGCACTGATACAACGGTAAGTAAGTTCATTAGTTGTATCGCCAGTGGTTTTACCGTTAGTTGATACTACATTATATGCGCCAAACGGTTTCGTTCCAGCTGATCCAGGAATCTTAGGTAATGTTATTGATACATCGTACTTGTTTGTCTGAAGTACACCTGTTTTTTCTACTTTTGATTTAAATGTTGAAATATTAAATGCCATTGATCATATCTTTGTTAATGAGTCTTTGAATACTTGTTGCTTTGTCGCACCTTGGAATCGTTCAGTCGGTAACATCAAAGCAAAGTCCCATTCGTCTGGCGCTATGTAAATGAACTGCGAACCTACATGAGAAAATAAATATTTGTGAATGCATGGTTTGAAATACTTAAATCTTGATGCACTCGCTAATACCTGATATGCTATTCTCAATTTGGTTGTCTTATCATACTTCTTATTATTTATTGTCCCGTAAAGAGCATCCATAAGTTTTGCTCTCAATACTGGTGACAAGTAATGTAGGTTGATGCCTAGGAAGCTATCACCATAGAACTCAATAGGGAATATTAGTGGGAACGTATCATAAAATGGCAATGTGTCTTTATGCTTTGGATCATAAACAAACATATACATTTTGCCGATAGAGTTAGGTGATATCATTTGTAAACGCCTAAACGGTTCAGCTGTATTTGTTATTTTATTATCTTGAACACGCCTAATAGATAAAGCTTTGGTACGAAACCAATCGCGTGCGTCTCTTGACCCTTTTTTGAGTTTCTCTGGTGGGGGCTTCTTTAGATAATCAGAAAATATTGTTGCCATTAAAATTTAATGTCCAGTTCTTTCTCGGTAAATATTAGAAACTTCCACTTGCGATCTTCACAATATTCTGTTGCAGCTTTCCACTTTGCCTCATTCACGCCCCAAGTCATTACCTCTTGGATATATCGATTTTTCTTTTTGCCTTCAGTGAGTACTGGTGGTCTAGTTTGAGCGGCTGGTTTCACTTCAATCAACGACGTTTCTTTGATGCCGTTCTTATTTATAGTAGTAACGATAAAGTCTACAAAGTACCTATGCAATCTGTTATCAATAGGCGAACGGTAAGGTATGACAACCTCTTCCGATCCCCAGCTGATAACATCTGTTCGGTTGTCTAGATAATGCATTAATTTAAGTTCCCAGCGAGACCTATAAATAATGTTATTGGGATCACCACGGTATTTTTTAGGATTTCTAGGTTTAAAATAACCTTTGTAAGTTTTCATAACACACTCATAAATAACAAATAAGATATTTAGTAAAGGCATAATTGATGGTAGCAGTCGCTCAAGTAAATCCAAGTGCAAAAGCGTATTTTCCTGAGCTTTTAGAAAGACAGCCTTACTGGATGTCATTTTCTTTTTACAAATACTCTATGCCCAGTTTAACTAATCAGGCTGTTTATTACGCTGATAAAGGAACTATCAGATTACCTTTACCAAACAATATGGTCGACGATCAGCATGTACAGTATTCACCAGAAGGTTTCAATCTATTAACGGGCGCTGCAGTTAATCAGTTACAAAAAGGTAATGCAGTAGCTGCTGGTTTATTAGCTGGCGGTCAATTACTTGGAGGTAAAGACGTTGCTGGTATAGCCGGAAACAGAGGCGTTGAAGCTTTAGCTCAAATGTCAGGCGTCGCAGCTAACCCTTGGCTAACAGTTATGTTTAAACAGCCGAACTTTAAGCAACATGCATTAGAGTGGAAACTTACTCCATCGAACGAAAAAGAATCGCTTGCTTTGAATCAAATTATAAACACTTTCAAAGCAAATATGTTACCTGATCAAAATGGAACGCTTGGTGGCACAACTTTAACTTATCCAAATATTGTACAGATATCCGTTAACGTTAGCAGCGGAAATTATTTTACATATGAGTTTAAACCAGCTGTAATTGAATCATTCAGCGTTAATTATACACCTGGCGGTCAACCGTCATTTTTTGGTTCTACAAGAGCGCCAACAGAAGCAACAATTCGTTTAGGACTTATGGAAATCGAATACTGGCTGTCAAGTGATTACGGTATGAGAAACAATGCTAGCTTAACCGGAGCTGCAGCCACTGCTATTGAAAATCTCCTTAGAGGAATAGGTCTATAATGGCTAACGAAACATATTTCAAGAACTTCAATACAATACAGTACGGCAACAATACAGTTGTTGATATTACAGAGCGTGTTATTACATTAAACAATGTTGTAAAGAACCCATACGTTTATTATCCATTAGAGGTAACTCAGGGCACTCGCGCTGATCAGGTTGCTGACGCAAACTTCAATGACTCTTATTCTTCTTGGGTGTTATATCTATCAAACGAAATTACTGATCCATATTATGAATGGCCACTTGATGATTATCAATTTAATAAATTTATCGAGTTGAAATACGGTTCTATGGAAACTGCGATGAATAAAGTTTCGTATTGGAGAAACGATTGGTATGGTAAAGATAGTATATCCGTTTCGGCTCACAATGCGCAAATTGCTGGCAACCCATTGCGAGTTAAATACTGGAAGCCTAATTATAATTATGGTGGCAGCGTAATAAGTTATAGTAGAACTCAGCATGATTGGAAAGTCAATACAAACAAAATTCTACAGTTCTCGATAAACACTGAAGATCTTACGCCTGTAAGATCAGTAACGTTACCTGACGGTACTATCAAAGACGAGTATTTTATTTTAAACGAAATTGTTAATATAAATGATGGAACAGCGCAGGTTTTACAGTCAAATAGTTCCGTATTAATAGTAAATAATCCACAAAATATAACTGAAGACATATATTACTTTGAGTTAAAACTTAATGTCGAAATAACAACTTCTAATAAAGATTACAGTGTTTTAGCAACAAATCAGAAAACTTTATGGACCCCCATTACATACGCACCGCCTTCTGGTTTACCACAGACAGGCGTTATAGGAGGTAAAGAAAGTAAAAATTTCGTTTCTTTTGACTCTTGTATTACAATTACTGACAATATTACAGAAGACGAGCTTATTTACTGGAAGCCTGTTACCTGTTATGATATGGAATTTGAGAAAAACACTGGTAATAGAACAATCCGCGTAATACAACCTCAATACGTTCCGAAATATATATATGACGTTAAAACATTATTGAGTAATACATAATGGCAGGTGGATATAATCCAGGTGATATATTAATAGATGATATAACGGTTAGCTCTCCAAGATCTGGTTCTTGGCAAGCAGCGCCATATTGTTTATCATTTGATGTTTTTGAATCTATATTTGCACCAGCAGTTATGGGTACAATAGAAGTCATTGACGATAAAGATTATTTAGGAACATTGAAGTTAGCTGGCGACGAGTCAGTTTCGTTATCATTTCGCACACCGAACGGTATATCAGTTAGATATAATTTTCATTTGAACAGCGTCAAGGATGTTAGCATTGAGGGCGCGATGAAATCTAAAGTATATAAGATGGAGTGCATTACACGCGAAGCATTGACTGGGCAGGGTAATCAGGTTCAGAAAGCATACAACACGACGATAGATAACATTGTATCTGATATACATAAAAACTTTCATAACAGCCGTTTACCTATTTTCACAGAGCCAACAAAGGGTATTCGTAAGTTTGTTGTCACCAATCAACCATCATTACATGTTATTGAGAACTTAAGACAAGAGGCTGTTTCGACGCAAAACAAAGGTTCTAACTATATGTTTTGGCAGACTTGGAGAGGATTATATTTCTGGTCATTAGAGTATATGTTACAAAAGGGCGACGTTAAGATATTTAAGCAGGAGAACACTATTGGTTCTTCATTAGGTAAAACAGTTGACGATAACATATTAGCATGGCAGGTAAAGCAGAACATGGACGCTGCCAACCGCATTCATGCTGGTGTTATCAATCAGCGTGTAACAACATATGACCCACATACACATAAGTATGTATCACAAGACTTTAAGATTGACGACGCAGCATTGAATGTTCTTGGCAAGGGATTTATTACAAGAATGGCATCATTTGTATCATTATTCCCAAATGCGAACAGAACTATACATAGAGTAGTAAACCCAGACGAAAAGCTTAAGATTGGTAAGAGTTTTGTTCCCGCATCTATTCCATACAAGCAGTTGAATTTAGCTCAGATGCAAGAGCAGTTAATGAATATGACTGTTATTGGCGACCCCAAGTTAGAGCCAGGCAGAACAGTAACGGCAAACGTTCCGAAGATAGCTAGTTTCACTGGTAGTATAGATGCAGAGCCACAGATGAGTGGTCGTTGGTTAATATCTAAAACACATCATGAGGTTCGCCGCCCGCAGGTTAGACCGAGGTATGTTAGTCACCTTGAGTGTTTGAAGGGCGCATATGAGGAGAAAATGTAATGTCAGAGAGTTCACTTGGCACAGGTATGGAGATGTTCACCGCCGAGGTTAGAGATATTAGAGACCCGCATGGTGTTGACGGCAAGGGATCCGCAGGTAAGGTTAAGTTAATTGTTCATGGTCATCATAATGTAGGTAAGGAACCGATTAAAGACGAGGATTTACCATGGGGTCACTGCGTTATGAACAACTCACCTTCACTTAACGGCATTGGTCATTCAGTTAATTATTTACCAGGCACCACGGTAGTTGGTTTCTGGTTAGACCCAAAGACAAAACAGATACCTATTATTCTTGGTTCGCTTCAACGTTCAGCATTACCAGAATATGATTAGAGGATAACGATATGAGTATAGGTGCGACAGAAAGAGACAAGGTAGAGGGCGATGGGCAGAACAAGAACAACGGCAGCGCACCAAACAGCGGCGCTAAAAGCCAATCAAATCATTTAGATTCTGGTTCCCCTAAACTACCTTCAAAGCAGGGTCTTTTATTTAAGAACGGAACAGATTACGGATTGAATCCTGCTGTAGCTAGAGAAGAAACTAATAAGGTAAATAAACAAGCAAGTGCTCAGGCTGATGTAAAGAAAATTAAAAAGAGTCAGGGGCTAGACCCAGACGACCCATCAGCTGTATCCCAAGATAAAAGTAAAAATATACTTGATGCTATTAACGGAGCTAATCCAGGTGCTGTAGGTCATGTTCTACAGAAAGCATTACAATCTATGATAATGCTTAAGATGATGGATAAGCTTACAAGCCCAGCTGGTATTTTATCTATGGCCTCTGGTGGTATGGGTGGTGCACTACAAGGATTAGCTGGAGCGGTCGGTGTTAGCCCTATGCTAGGTGCATTGAATAAGGTAATGCCTGGTATTGCTTCAGGCTCTATATTAAATGAAACAGGTAAAGATACTCTTCATACAGGTATGATGGGTATGCTTGATAATGTTGCTGTAGGTGCACTGGCTGTTAGTGAAGTAGCAGCTGCTGTTTCGACAGCCTCGACTATCTCTGATGCTGTTGGAGCAATTGCTGCTGGCGCACTAGATGCTATTGATGCTGTTGCTGCGTTTGGTGGTCCTGCATTTGGTTTGAAACCTGGTTCGCTCGCTGCTAAAATTGCTTTGGTTGGGCCAAATGCAAACATCAATACTACTGTCAATATAAATGGCGTTTTAATTAATGCTTTCGTAGTTACGTCTGCTAATCCTCTTTCGAATTCTAGAATACCAATATTGAATGGAATGGAGCATATTGATATAGCGACAGGTGCTGTCAGTGATATAGCTGGTACGCTCAGTAATGCATTGGGTATGGATAACCCTATTGGCAAAGCGTTAGGATCAGTTAGTGATGTTACGGCTGGTATTTCTAATTTAGCTGGTGCATTTAGTAACATTGGATCATTTACATCAGCAAGTCTTGGTGGTGTTGTTAATGACGGTATTGCTGGCGTGGTGGATGGTGGATTAACAAAGATACTTGGATTTCCAATGTCTGAGTTACTAAGCAATGTTTCATCTTTACTTCCTGGTATTGGTGGTACTATAACTAGTTCATTAGCTGGTTTACCTGGCGCTGGCGCTATTGCTGGAAATATATCTGAGGGATTAACCAACGCAACTAAGGCATTGTCATTATCTAAAGTTGCTCATACAACAGCTTCAAATATATTTGGACAAGCGAGAGCTGAAGCGATTGAACATGGCGTTAATAGTTTAGCGAATGTTGTTGCTAATGTAGGTAGCGCAATGTCAATGGTCACGGCATTTGGCGATTCTATTCATTGTTCATTACCAAACGCAGTAGCAGCAGCTTCGAATGTATTAGCTGCTGGAGAAAATATTATTGGATTAGGTCAGAGGGTATAAAATGACAGCTCCTAAAACAGATAACAAAGCAGTAGATGATCAACCACCGCCAGGAGAAAAGTTTTTAGTTCAACTTAATGTTGGATTATCTTCATTCGAGGCATTGTCTCATGATCCTAGCAACTTAGGTAAAGTAGTTGGATTGATGAATGGAGAAGGCGCATGGTCCACTGAACACTTTGATCATAACGGTAATAAGAACGAAGTTGTTCATGGCGCTACAAAGTCAGCAGCTCAGGCTTCTCATAGAGATGTTTCTGGCGGTCATGATGTCGAGCGTGTGGATGGTGGTTCTCATAGTCAAAAGAAAAACGGTAGTAATGAAGAGAATGGTGAAGCAGAAACAAAAGGTGTTGATGGTCCTGTAATAAAAAGCTCTTCTTCATCGGATAAAAAGTATTCAAAAGGCGGTGATGGAGATCAACATCATCAAGGAGATATGACCTTTACAGTGGAAGAAGGCGGACTACATTATAGTTCTGCTAAAGATTTTACAGTTGCTGCTTTAGGTAGTTTAATTAAGTTGACGGCTGCTAAAGACGTCGCTATTGAATCGCAGGGGTCAAATATTACTGTTACGTCACCAACACAAATAAAATTACAAGTTGGCACTAGCTATATTTTAATTACTCCTAATACAATAGAAATTATGGCGAAGGGCGGTTCAGGTCGAATCGATATTAACAAATGACACACAAGTTCGTTATACTTAATAATGATGTTCTTGAAACATACACTAAATATGAGGATATACCTGAATCTTTTGATAACGTAATAAAGTTTTTACCTGAGATTCCGGAAGGGCCACACACTCACGATCAACATGACGAAATTAGTCAGTGGAACGATAAGCTAAAAGAGCTTATGAAAAGGGAAAAGAAATAATGGCAGCTGTTACGAGATTGGGAGATGCAGACCTTGCTCATTGCTCCGGTATGACTAGAGATGGTTGTTCTCCTAATGTATATGTTAATAAAATAGCAGTAAGCAGAGAAACCGATGTTAACACTTCGCATCTATTACCTGGCGCTCCTTGTCCTTCTCATGCTGCACCTATTACGACTGGATCGACCACTGTTTTTATTAATGGCCTCGGATGTGGTAGAGTTGGAGATGCTATTACAGGCTGTACGTCAGTAGCGGCTGGTTCAGGCAACGTATTTGCAGGCGGGTAAAATGGCATTAAGTAGAGCAGACACTATCTCTCAATCATTAAAGAAAATCGAAACATACTCCGATTTTTCTAATAACTTCACTAAGCATCCAATAACCAATGAATTGATTACGGTGAGAAACGAAGATAGTATTCGTCAGGCGTTTAAAAACCTAATTATGACCAATTTAAACGAGAGATTTTTTAATCCTTTATTTGGTTCAAATGTTAACGCAACGTTATTCGAAAACTATGGGCCATTCGTAAGAGAAGATATTATCCGTTATATAAAAATGGCAGCAATGCAATTTGAGAAAAGAATTAACGTTATCGGTATTGAGGTTGACGATCAGCCAGATAAAAACGGTTTAAAAATAAACATTGTTTTTTCAATAATAAATATACCAGAACCTGTTGCTTTAAGCATTTTCCTTAAAAGAGTACGTTGATGTCCAATACCTCGGTTTCCCTAACATCATTAGACTTTGATACACTAAAATCTAATTT